AAGAGTGGCAGAACCAAGAGCGGACAGCGTTCCGATCAAAACTCGATTTGCCGCGCTGTTAACATAGAACGTGTTCGTATCCACCGTCAGATCGCCGGTGATGGTGGCGGAGGCGAGGGTGGCGGTGGGAGACGTGGCGAGAAGCTGATTCAGCGTGACCTTCTTGGTCGTTCCAGTCGCTGCCATCGACGTATCAGAAACGTCAACGATGACCAGCGGATCGTTCGCGGGATCGGTGCTGGTTCCGATGCTCGTCAGGGCTGTAATCTTGCTGTCAGGCATATGTCAGGAAGTTAGTCGGTGGAGAGTGAGAAAATGATTTTAGAAGTGCCGTCCTCTTGGAGAACGAATGACGCGCCATCCTCCTGCAACATCCAACGGTCCATCGCAGGATATGCCACTTCAATAGCATCATCCGACGTAGACAGTTGCAGTGAGAGCGCGAGTGTCATTAGGTGGTGGCTCGAGCGAAGTAGGCGATGACTGCACCACTCGTCAGCGTAAAGCTAGAGATCTTACCGACGATGGTGATGCCAGCGGGAATGGTGGTGCCGCTCCAAGTGCCGGTGATACCAGTGCCAGCAATGGACGAGATCACGGTCGCGGTGATGGTCTGGATTGCGATGTAACCGCTGGTCTGAGCGGAGGTGCCGGTGACCAGAGTGAAACCCTGATGACCCATCGAATCCTGCGTTGCTACATCGGTCTGGTATGCGGACATTTTGAAATCTGGTTAGAGGGGAGGCCACCGGAACTTTCCAGCAGCCTCCCCAATTTTAACGGTTAACCTTTTCGAACTTTCGGTGCTAAGGCTCCTTGTACCCACAAGATGAGCTTGCCTCCTTCTGGAACTGAAACAGTGTTGAAATTGTCGCGTTGGAGACTCGCGTCAATATCGGGACCAGAAACGAGCTTACTCTTGCCGTTCTTGTCCACTGCTACGGTGGTTGCAATACGCATATCCTTAAGGATTAAGCGGTGATGAGAACCTCAGCCTGCGTCGTGTCCGCAGCAGCAGCACCAAACATGATGTCGTAAGACGCCATATGAGCGCGGGAAGCGCGGCTGTACCAGACAGAGAGCAACACAGACAGACCGTTGCTCAACTCAACAGTGCGCTGCTCAACGAACTCACCAGCGATCATTCCAACCGGCAGACCGCTCGCAACCGCAATAGCGTCCTGACCGCAGACGAAACCAGCGGTGTTCGCAATAGCTCCACTCCAGTCGTTCTGCTCCAAGATGTTCGCGAATCCGAAATAGCCGTTGTTCAGGGGGCCGTATCGCGCATCAGGGAACGGATTGGTCCCAGCGGCAGCAGTCAACTGACCGGAGAACATCAATCGAGCCATGTGACTACCATCCAACAGCAACAGCTTCTGTCGGTAGTTCTTAGCCAGAGCCAAGATCGCAGGGAGGTCGCTAGTGTCGAAGTTGGCAGCGGTACCAATGACAGTACCAGCACCAAACAGAGCAGCGGTCATCTGAGCGGTGACCTTCTTGCTAATTGCAAGAGCGAAGATCTGAGCGGAACCCTGAGCGAGATCAGCCAACTGGAAACCCTGATTCAACTCTTGCTGAGTGACAGTGAAAGTCTTGGTGATCTGGTTAACAGTCACCGAGGTAGCAGCCAGAGTGGACTCGTTGTTAGAGTTGTTCTCGAAGTCGGTCAGGTTGTCCTGAGCGTCATCACCACCAGTGAACTTCTTCACCTGAACCGTAGCGCGGGGGCGCAAGTTATCCAGACCAACGTTGCGCGTAAAATTGGCAATCATGGCCAGCTTCGTAGTCGCAACAGTAATCACCGAATCAGCGAGGTAATCGACAACCAGACCGGCAGCGAAAGTGTTCGCGTTCTGGGGAGCGATCAGCGCCGACTGGCGGAGCAGTTCGCTGTGGTTCTCGATCAGGAAACGCTGACGCTCGGCACCAGCGCGGAGGCTCTTGTGCTTCTCCAGGAGGGGGTTGCCAAGGTTCTGGATCACCGGCCGGAGAGGCTCGGGGGCAGGCGCGGCGGTGATAGCCTTGGCGCTGATGGCGGCGGCAACGGCCTTAGCCACGATGGCGTCGATGTCGAGGGCGGACGGCGCACTAGGAGCGGCCGCCACCACGGTGTTTGATTCAGTCATATTGTGTGGTGTCTGCTGTGATGTCGGCGCGGTTGTCGCGCCATCGGCGGCAGCGTCGGTGCTGCCGGTCGAAAGTTTGTCCTCCGGAGATTCGTCCGGGGTCTCGCCCTCCTCGATTTCGAGCTGGGCATAAAGCGCTTTGAACCAATCACGGCCTGCGGCGCCTCCCCAAAGGTTGGCTGCCACGTCGGCCGGTGTGTTGGGCTCGGCTTCGAGGAAGCGCTCGTTGCGTCCCCACCAGGCGTTGGCTGTGCGGATCTTGTCCTCGGTGGGCGCCTCACCGGCCACTAGGGCCTCGGCGTCCAGGACGGTCTGCTTCTCAAGGCCATCACCGGCGAAGCCTTCGGCGTACTGCTCCAAACCGCGGCGGAGGTTGTTTCGGACAGTCTCGGGAGCGGTCTTGGTGACAGCCCGAGGATGCCAGCAGGCGGCGATGGCCATCTGCTCCTCGGTCATCTTGTCGGCCAGGCCGAACTGGATGGCCTCCTGGGCGGTGAACCAGGTCTCCTCTTTCATTGCAGCCCGGATCTGAGAGGCCGGGCGGCCGGTGACCTTCGAATAAATACCAGCCAGCACCTCGGCGTGCTGATCCAAGGCATCGGCCATCTTCCTCATTTCCTCCGAGGTGCCTGCCACCATTCCGGAGGGGTCGTGAATCATAAACAAGGCCGCATCGGCGATCTCAACAGTGTCACCGGCCAGGGCAATGATTGAGGCAATCGAGGCAGCGATGCCGACCACCCGGGTGGTGACGGGTGCCTGCCGGCCTCGCAGCATATTGTAGATGGCCAGGCCATCCCAGACGTTGCCGCCGGGGCTGTTGATCTCGATCACCAGAGGGCCATGGCCGACGTCCTGCAGGGCCTGGCTGAAGGCCTTGGCCGAAATACCGGAGCCACCGAACCAGTCCTCACCGATCTGATCGAAGATCTGAAGGGTGGCCGGCTCAGAGGCCGAGGCCCGGGGCTGGTAGGAAAGCCAGTTGTTGATCTTGGTCATTCTGTTTTCTTGGATCTGGTTTTCCGTTTCTTAGCCACAGCAACCACCTCTTGGATGGGTTGGGCCGGGATCTCCTCGGGCATTGTCCCAGAGGGCTCTGCCTCGGCAGCCATCTCGGCTGGCTCGGGCGCGATAGGCTGCTTCTGGGCGGTCGAGATCTCCGAGACATCGAGGCCGTACTTAGTGGCCAGGTCTTGGATGTACCGGGCTTGCTGGGCCTTGGCCTCTAGGGCGGATCGCCAGTCGATGCCTCGGGCGCCGTAAATCTCGTCGTAGGTGGTAACACCAGCGCCTAGCTCAGCGAGCTGTGCAGCAGAGTTGCGGCCCACGTCGACGTTGGGAGCCCGGGGCGCCTGGATAGCGACCTCGTACCAGTCGTCAGGTGAGTCTCGCAGGCTGGGATCGGTACGGATGGCGTATTCCATCACATATTCCCAGATCCTACGGGCGGCCGAGGCCATCACCTGGTGACGGCTGCGGAACCACACTGAAGACATATCCAGGGCGCCACGGTAGACCGTGCCCTGCATTCCTTCTGGGAAAACCAGGACGTAAGGGATGCCAACGCCGGCGCACACCTTCTCGGTCAGGCTTCGCCAGTATTCCCTCATGTTCACGTTGGGGCGGTCGGCTTGGAACTGCTCGAACTCGTCCCCGGACTTCAGCACCTTGACCGTGCTGCCGAATACGTTCTCGTAGTAGGTCTGGGCGGTGCCCTGGCTACCAACCACACCGGAGCGGAGGCTGCTGGCCTGCACCTCACCGGAGCTCGTCTTGATCACCTGGGCCACGCTGGAGGCGAGCTTGCAGGATTCCATTTCCAGCTTCTGAAGATCGTCCAGGTCGTGCAGGTCGTTAATGACGCACGCCACGAATGGCAGGCCGCGGAGCTGGCCGGCACGCTGGGCCTCGTAGATGTGGACGATGGAGTCGGAAGATATTGACCGGATCTCGGTGAGTTGGCCTTGGTTCGTTTCCTGCCCAATAAAGTAGGAAAGAGCGCGGCCCGTCTTGGTATCGAACCGGACTCCATCGAAGATATCCGGAGATTGATCCTGGCCGATGGGTGTGGCCACCTGTTGAGGTTCGATGAGCTGAAGACGGGGGCGGCCCGAGTCTCCCTTAGTCAGCAGAAGGAAAGATTCGCCATCGTAGAACCATCCACGGGCGGCCAGGCTCATCAGAGTTCCGAAAGACTGCCGGGATCCGATGTCGGGATAACGGCTCCAGGTGTCCCACCATTTCTTCGCTCGGAGATTCCAGTCGGGATTCGAGGAAGCCGGCTGCACCGAGAAGTTGCTGCCGACCGTGTAGTTCTCGAACAAGTCACCGAGGCGATTCATCACCGCGTTGTTCTGCTCGAAGAATCGGGACTTCCGAACGATCTGCTGCCGGGTCGAGGCAGTGACGTCGAACCGCACCGAGGTGTAGCTGGTGTCCAGGAAGGAACGGCGGATCGAGTTGGACGCGCCCTCGTATCGGTCGACAGGGGCCGACCGAAACTTAGCCAGGATGTTGTCGAGGAATCCCATTAGGTCATCCCCGTTCTGATGGCGCCCTCTCGACGGAAGTTCGAGAAGTCGCCGCCGTAACTGGTCACAGCGACCAGGACGACAGCCATCATTTTGTTGAAAACCTGAGTGTCGGTAGGCGCTGCGATGCCGTCCTGGCCGAGTAGATAGACCGCCAGTTCGTAGTCGGCGATCAGGCTTTCCCACATCTCGACCATCTCGGACGGGGTGGGGGCGCCTTTGCCGGGCTCTGCGAATTCGACTGAGACATCCGAGGAAGATGTCGACCGAACAACCTGGCCGGATTCAATCACCGAGGCCGCGGCAATGACCTTTGAGGTCAGGGCGGCCAGCAGTGTCGCGCCACC